ACCTCGATATCAGAAGACGTTTCAATCCACACATGTGCACCACATGGTAATGGATTGTCCGGACGATACACGATACGGCATGGTCCGTCCACTACAATTTCACTTGCCTTCGTATTGTCCTTATACGTTTTACAAGTAAGCGGAGCAGCGCGTTCGCCTGTCTTGCGATTGCGCTTGATCACGTGCTGGTTCACGTGAATAACTCTTTTCATCGTATCAATCTTCCAACCATTGTTTGAACGTCTTAGGGTATTCGTCACGTGCCACGCACCACACGTAGCATTTGTAACGCTCGACAAGTTCAGGCGGTGCGTCACGTTGCATCAATCGTTGATGATACAGGAAACGCCTTATGCTTGCGTTTGTTTTCATAGCCATTTGTATTCTCCCATTTTCCTTCAGTAGGTCTTGCAAAACAGACAAGTATGGTAGATCGAAGTAGCCACCAATTTCCCTTGCTGAGTCTTCCATAACCTCTGTTGACACTTCGTTGCCCATGGTCACACGCCAATGCCACGCGGCAAGCTTGACTCGCCTTTCGTATTCTTCCATTTCTTTTTCCCTTTTATTTTACTAGTAAAACGCCCAACGCTTAGTCAGGTGTTCGTTGCGTCGAATTAACCGGCTTTCCAACGTCGCAAGACTGGATCGTCCCAGTACAGAACGCCAGTTAAAGTTAATGAAGTGCGCCAACGTCTCGTCTGGCGTATCATATATCTGTTCGGTGGTATTTGTGCGGATATCGTCCACGCATAGTTTACCATCCGGTGTGTGCGTCACTCGTCCCACGATTTGCTTGTCAAATAAGACTTTCAACGTCCCAGTTTTTGATTGTCTAAATTGTAGCATCTAATAGCAATCCTGTTTTACTAGTAAAATGGAAAAACAAAGCCGAAAACCCAGACATGCGAATAGGCGCGGCAACTAGTGCCGCACCGTATCGCTTTGCTTTGTTAGTGGGTAATTATTTTGACAGCTTATTCAGTATCTCTGCGATGGTTGCTGCATCTTCTACGGATATTTCAGAACTGTGTTTTTCTTGTGCTTTTTGCCAAGTCTTGAATGCCGCAACCAGTACGCTATCTGGTGTCTTCTTAATCGCCGCTGAATACATGGCGCGCAAGGTGTTGTCGTTTTTCTTCTCGGAATAAACCGCCGGTACATATCCGTAAACTTCTTGCACCTTGCGGCATTGTGAGAAG